CGCGAATCGTGACGCCGAGCAGCCAGTTGCGGCCGCCGTGCACGTTCGTGAGATCGCGGAAGGTGCCGCCGGCATCGCGGATGAAGGCCCGCAGATGCACGTCGAAGCGCGATCCGCCGATCAGCGTGCGCTCGGCCCCGCTCAGCGTGCGCACTCAGCGCTCCTCGATCGTGAGCGTGAAGGTACGCAGCACCACGCCGCCGAAGCCGAGATACGCCGCGTCCTCGATCGTGACCTGCGCCGTGAGCGTCACGCCGTTGATGACGACGGTGACGTACACGCCGGGACCGCAGGCCGCGCGCAGCGCGGCGAGCTCCGCCTCGGTGTGCCAGGCACTGGGAATCGAGTAGCGGCGCTTCTGCGCGCGGACCGTGGACCGGTGCGAGCCGTCGAACGCCCGGTCCTCGTCGCCGACGACGACGTTCGCGAGCTGGCGCGCGCCGCCGCCATTGGCGACGCGAACGGTGATCCCGGCAACGGTGAGCATCAGGCCATCACCGTGACCCGGCTCCACTCCGCCGTGCTGCCGTACTGTGTCTGCGCCAACGACTGCAGCTCGCGGACGAACTCGCTGGCTGACTTGGCCTCGGTGGTCACCGGGCCGTTGATGACGATGGTCAGCCCCTCGCGCCCGCCGCCCACGCCACCGCCGCCCACGCCACCGCCGGGCACGCCACCGCCGGGCACCTCAGGAGCCGCCAGCGTGGCCCGCCGGATGTCCCCGATCATGGCCGCGACGTTGAGGCCCGCCGGGGCGTTGTAGTCGCCGATGGAGCCGCCGAGCGCCGACGCCTCGGCGTTCTGCGCCTTCAGCAACTCATCGATGAGGCGGTTGAAGCGGTCGTGGATCTCGCCCTCGCGCTTGCGCTGCTGCGCGCGCGTGAACAGCCGCCGGCGTGTCGCGGCGAGTTGCGCTTGCCGCTGCCGCTCGAGGTCGGCCACCTCTTGCCGGTTCCGCTCGGCACGATCCAGCTCGTCGGCGGCGCCCGACTGTCCCGTCGCGCGCAGGAACCGCGACCGGATTGAGGCTTCCGTGCGCGTGGCCGTCTCCTGGGCGTCGCGGAACCGCTGGGTCGCGTCGGCGGCGCTTTGCAGCGCCCCGATGAAGAGGCCCGCCGCCGCGACGACGCCGAAGGCCGCCGCGCCGGCCGTCATGCCCGCGCCCGCAGCCGCCCCGCCGGCGGCCGTTGAGGCTCCACCGGTCGATCCGGACGCCGCCCCGCCTCCGATGCCGACGAGTCGATCGACGAAGGGCGTGATGAACCGCTGCGTGACGCTGGCGGCGAAGGCCTCGGCAACGGTGCGGCGGAGCAGGCTCCCGAACGCCGCCGCGAACGACCGCGCCGACGACAGGCCGTCGGTCATCAGGCCTTCGGCGAACGTCGCGACCGACTGCTGCAGCCCGCGCGTGAGGTTCTCGCGGATCTGTTCGGCCGCCTCCTTGGCCGCCTCCATGCGCTTGAACACCGGATCCAGCAGCCGGAGCGACTGCTGGAGGGCGCCACCATCAAAACCGATGTCCGTCACGAACGGCGCCGAGGCGCGCGGCGGGGCGAGCCGCGTGCGCTCGCGATCGCGCTCGAACGCGGCCATCACGTCGTACGCATAGCGGTCGAGATCCTGCTCGTACGCGGCAATCTGGTCGCGCTCCCGGGCCGCCTCATCGGCGGCGCGCTGGCGATCGCGGTCTGTCACCTCCGGCGCCGAGACCGTGATCCGATTCATCGTGCCGGTGCGCTGCGTCATGCGCCGGCGTCGCTCGGCCTCGAGTGCACGGACGGGGTCCAGCAACGCGGACAGCTCTTCGAGTCGCCGGTCGTTGCGGAACGCCGTGGATCCGAGCTGGGCGCGCCGCTCGAGGTAGGCCTGCCGCGCCGTCCCGAGCCGGGCATTCAGCTCCGACCACGACAGATTGCGCGCCTCCGCCGACGCCTGCGTGAACCCGGCGTTCGGGTCGTTCACGCGGTCGATCGCGCTGGCCGCCTGCTCGGCCTTCTCTGCGATGGTCGTGAACATGGCCGCGAGGCCGGCGCCAAGCCCGGTCGCGCGGTTGAGCGCATCGACGAGCGCGAGCGCCCCGTTCCCGAGCCGCTCCACACCCTGCCCGATGGTGGACGGCAACTGCGCCGCCTCCGCGCGCAGCTTCTCGAGCTGCGTCGTGAGCGCGTTGAGCACCTCGGTGGGTCCCAGCTTCCCCGCCGCGCCCAGCTCGCGGAGTTGGCCTGTGGTCACCCCGAGCCCCGCCGCGACCGCCTGCGCGACGCGCGGCAACTGCTCGAGCACCGCGCGAAGCTCCTCACCGCCAAGCTTGCCGGACGCGATACCCTGCGAGAACTGCAGGAGCGCCGCCGACGCCTCTTGTGCCGTCGCACCGGACACCCGAACCGCGAGTGACAGCGCCTCGGTCGTCTGCATGACCGTGCGCTGCTGGATGCCCAACTCGGCCGCCCCGCGCGCGATCCGCGTGTAGATCTGCGACAGGTCCGCGAAGGCGACGCCGTTCTCGCGCGCCAACTCTGCCAGCCGGAACTGCACCCCGGCTGCCTCGCCGGCGGACGCGGTGACCAGTCGCAGCCGAGCCGCGAGCAGCGTCGCCCGGTCCGCCATGTCGGCCAGCGCGCGCGCGGTGTTCAGGCTGAGGTACGCCGCCACGACGTTGCGCAGCTGCCCCATGACGCCGGCCAGTTGCTGCTTGGCCCGCACGGCTTCCGCTGCGGCGCGTGCCGCCTCCCGCTGCGCCCGCGCTTCGGCGATCGTGGCGTCGGCCGATGCCTTGGCCGCCTGCGCCTGGCTCTTGGCGACGTTCGCGGCCTCGGCCATGACGCGCGCCTGCGCCTTGACCGCGGCCTCGGCGGCCTTCGACGACGCCGTGACCTTGTTCAGCTCGCGCGCGGTGGCCTCGGCCCCGGCGCGCATCTGCGTCGAGTCGAGGATGAGCTGCAGCCGGGCAATGCTCATTTACCGCCCTCCTTGGGGCGCGCATCCTCGACGGCCTGCCGCCATGCGGCGTCGGCGGCGATGATCGCGCGGATTTCGATCGGGGCCGGCCGCTCGCGCGTGAGCCGTGCCCACGCCGCGATCTCGCTGAAGGACAGCGGCGACAGCCCGAAACCCGACGCCGGCCGGGCCGACGCAAGCTCCGCCCACCAACCCCAGACGGCCGTGCATGGCGGCGGGAGCGGCGGCGGGTCGAGCGTGGCCATCGGCAACGCGCCCTGCGTGGCCGCCGCCTGCAGGTGCGCACGCAACGGGCGCCCGTCGGCCTGCGGCGCGGCCATGCGGCCGTGCCACGCCGCGCACGCGGCGAGCGCCCGGATCAGTTTCCCAGATAGCGGTCACGGGCCGCGATCGTCTCGAGCGCCTGCCCTTCGGCCCAGTCCCACGCCGCGTAGAACGCCGCGACATTGGCCGGCGAGAACTCGAGCGGGACGCCCTCCCATTCGAGCGTGCAGTCGATGACCTGCTGGCGGAGCGCCGCTTCGAGCTCCGCCGTCGGCGCGTCCTTGGGCAACGCCGACAACCGCGCGGCCGCCGCCTTGGCGACCGGCGCGTCCATGCCCGCCAGCTTGAGCCGGATGGGCGCGCCCTCCGGCGTGACCAGAGGCGCGCCAGTGACCGGATGCCGTAGCGCGCACCACACGCCGGCCGCCGCGAGCTTGCCCAAGTTGAGCGCGTCGAGCGAGGACACCGCGAAGGCCGGCGCTGCGCCGACCTCCGCCTTGGGAGACGTGGTCATCAGACGGCCCCGGAGTCCTGCACCAGGATCGTCGTCTGCTCGGTGCCCGTCGCCGACGCCGGGAGCAGCGCTTGGAAGGGCAGCGTCTGGACGATCGACCCGTTCTGCGGGGCCGCGTTGCGGCCGCTGTACTTGCACCGGCTCATGTAGAACGAGAGGAACGGCGCGAGCGGATCCGTCGAGGCGTTGAGCTTGAGCCAGATGGCGAACTCGGTCTCGAGCGAGAACCGGTTCCACTCGACTTCGTCCTGGACGAGGATCGACAGCTCGCCGGTCACCACGACGGGGGCCGGGTAGATGTCCGGCGTGACCGTCGAGCCGATCACGTCCTGCGTGCCGAGCGCGGCCCCGATCTGCAGCGACCCGCCGGTGACGACAGCGATGTCGGCCGAGCCGATCCGGATCTGGCCGGTCGGCCCGGCAACGATCGGCGTCGTGGAGGGCGCGGCCGGGCTGGTGTAGTACGCCGTGGTGTCGGCGGTCGAGTCCTGCCCGATGAGGCCGATCTGGAGGCGCGCCATGTCGTTCGGCGCCATCGTGATGCCGATCTGGTTGACGCGGCACCCCGCCATGCGCTCCGAGAGCGGCGCGCCGGGATTCCAGTCTTCGAGGTACAGCGACTCGTTGGTGTGGCCCGTGATCGGCACGAAGGTGTGCCGCCCGGCGAGCGTGAACGTCACGGAGTCGCCGGCCACGCGATCGACCACGACTTCGGCGACGGTCATCACCGTGGCCGTGAGCGCGGTGATGCGATAGTCGCGGTTGTTGGCCGTGGCGGGGGCGAGGAAGCCCGACACCCGGGCCACCATCCCGACGCGGAAGCCGTCGGTGATCCACGAGCCCGCCGCCCGCGTGAACGTGCGGCCGGCGGCCGCCGCGGTGACGTTGGTCAGCGGGCTCGAGGTGGGGGCCGTCGCGTACACGCGCCGCAGGATGTTCTCGAAGAACTCCTGATGCGACCCGGGGCTGAGCTCGCCCGACAGCGTCGCCGACACGCCGCGCATGCCGTGCCGCACGTCGGCGATCTGGTAGTCGGGGCGGATTTCCTGCGACTGGAACGGCTGCTTCGTGAGGCCGCCCGCGAACTGCGTGCGGCGCACGATGCGAGCCCCGGTGGCCCCCGGCGCGACGCCGAACGAGGCCTCCTTGCGGACCCGCACTTCGCGGGTGATGTCGAGCGCGGTGGACATTTACGGAGTCTCCGAGAGGGTGAGGAGGTCGATGGTGACGAGGCAGGCGAGCCAGACGCCGGGGCCGGCGAGCTGGTCCGCCTCGGCGGTGGCCGTCACGACCCACGTCTCCGGCGCGGCGACCAGCGCCAGTCCCGCCGGGAAGTGGGCGCGCACGCGCGCGGCGAGCGCCCGAAGCGCGTCGGCCCCGGCGTCGGTGCGGCAGACGAGGCGCAGCTGCGCGCGGTGCCGCGTGCTGTCCGTCGCACGGAACTGGTCGGGCGCGAGCGGCACGAGGCGCTCTTCGACCCAGTCGCCGGACGCCGGGCGGTCGCCGGGGGCGCCGTAGAACCGTGTGGCGACGGCGGGCGTGATCGCCTGCAATCGCGCGCGCTCGGCCTGCTGCAGGCGCAGAAAGACGCTCACGGGGCCTCCCCAAGGCGGCGCGCCACATCAGCGACGATCTGCGGGACGTTGGCCGCCACGGGCGCCACGAACGGCTGGCGCTCTTCGACGATCCCGGCGTACTCAGCGCCGTTCGTGAAGTAGAGCACCTCGCCGGCCCGCGCGCCGATCACGCCGCCACTGAGGTCGGGCTCAGGCGTCGGCGACTCGCTGGTGCCCGCCACACCCTCCACGGTCTCCGGCGCATTCCGCGAGGCCCGCCACGACGAGCGCAGGAAGCCCGTGTCCACCGGCGTGCCGGGGCCGTAGCGACCGCCAGCGACCAGGTTGTCGGCGATGACCAGCGCGGCGCCCTGCACCACGCGGTCGGACTGCGTCTCGAGCGACCGCTGGAAGCGCAGCACCTGGGCCTCGAACTCGCTGGCGCTCATCGGATGACCGCCGCGGTGTAGAGGATGGTCGCGCCGGCGGGGGCCAGCGTGGTGACGCCGATGACCTTCCACGTCGCACCGTTCGCGACGTACTCGTCGCCCGGCTGCGGCCGCGTGGCGGTCCCGGGCGTGAGGATCTCGGCGGCCTCCCCGCGGACGACGGTCGCCGGCTCGAAGCGCCCGTCGCGGGCGTCCGTCACCGGCAGCACGACACCCGTGACGGGGGCCGTCGTGGCGGCGGCGGTGCTCTCGACGCCTGCGGTCAGAACGCGAGCGCCCGGGCGGCGCCACGTGATCGTGGTGCCGAAGCGACCGAGCATCCGCTGCGCGGCGGCGGCGCTCACCCGCGCGTCACCGTGCCGCCCTGCGCGTGGCGCAAGAGCGGCTGGATGCGGGTCCAGACGGCCGGAAAGCGCGCGAGCCCCTGCTTGCGCACGAGCGGCGCGGCGTACTCGGTCTCG